TTCCAGAGTGGTGCCCACCCACCGGGTTTCAACTATTGTTTTAATCAAATCGCTGAACCAGGGCCGAGACATGCATAATGCTTTGCTCGCCTCGTCAACGATTTCCCCTTTTCGGATTGTGTAAGATGCGTATGCGGTCTCATTGATTCTGCCCTCAAGCTGCGATGTAAGCAGCGCATCAAGCATGATATCCTTGTATAGCTTATGCAGCAAAACCCGTTTAGGCATGTCAACATTATCGGCTTGCGCCATGGCTCTCTTCCAGGTTGCAATATCCTGCCGGGTGCGGCTGATTGTTTTTGGGGCTATTTGAGTAACATAGCCTTCAGTGCGTTTGCTTACTACCGGCTGCTGGCTGCTAGGCTTAGCCTGCTTAAGATTCGTCTTTCTTTTCATTAGAAATCATGGTTAAATTTTTCACGGCTTCCATAACGGAAGGACTCTGGAACCTCATCATCAGTTACAACCATTATTGGAAGGTCAGGCGCAATGGCCGGGCCATCGGAATACTTACCCACGCCGCTCACCTTCTCGAGCCAGTCAATGGCCCGGTCGTACCTCTCCTTTATACGCTCCTGTATCATATCTACATTCGCCAGGCGGCAAACATAATACAGCGCTATACTTTTGCATAGCTCCAGCACAATCGCATTGCGATCGGCACCGGCTGCGCCGAATATAGCCCCGATATCGTACCGTGGTCGCCCATCACGCCAGCGGGTCTGCCCGGTGGGGTTTAGGTAGCTCTTCATTTCTTCCACGGCGGCGTCTATAGCCAATTGAACGATATCGGGGTCTGATTCGGTAATTTCTTCAAGTTGGTATTGATATACCACTGTGTTCATTTCTTCAGGCGTTATAAACATATCTGATGTTATTTGGTGACGAAATAAGCGTGTTTTTCAATGTCCTGAATGGTAACGCCTTTTTTGAATTTACGGCGTTTAATTGCATTCTTCAGCGACTGTTTTGTGTAGTACTGAGGGCGGCCAAAAAAGGTAGTAACAATGTATCGCCGATCTTCAATTTTTGAAAGCCTTACCGCCTTTTTAACTTTTTGCTCCAGCAAATACTCAATGTATTTTGAGTAAAAGTATATAACCGTAACCCTGAGTATTTTATAAATAATCAGGAGAATAAAGAATAGCAACCTGGCGAAAGTTGATTTTTGCAATCGTTTTAAAACGGCTTTTAAAGTCTGTTTATTCATTGTTTAAAATTTACGTGATTCCCGCATTCCTAACCTGTATTGAGCATCTGATGCCCGCGACCGTTTACTTAAAATCCATATTGCACCCTCAACAGCATCCGGAGCATCGTCGTGGCTCTTGGCGCCTTTTTCAAACATCAGCAGCTGATCCTTCAGGGTGATCATTCCAGGGGAGTCTTTTTCCTTTTCATTGAACAATACCAGCCCACGTTCAAAGAGCGGCGACATTGCTTCAATCCTGGCAAACTTATCAGGCTTCGCCCTCATATCGCCCCTGATTGGAATCTGATGCCCGGTGATGTTTCCGACGGTTTTAAACTCGTCAAGAAGTAAATCCTGCATGAAGTTAGCCTCCATGTAGTACAGCACTGGAACCTTGCCGGCAACAAAATCCATAATCGAATAATGCCAGGCAACCATTTGCGTTACGGAGGTCTGATCTGCGAATGCTTTGATAATATGGAATACACCCTCCGGCGTTTTGCCGATGAGCATGGTGGCTTTGTAGTCGGCAGTGGTTGAGTTCTTAAATGAAGGGTCAGTGTAGCAAACAAGGGTACGGTACAATTTCAGGTCGAGCATTTTGCCATACCTGATATCCTTAGTTCTGAAAACAGTGCCTTCATTTATAGGATTGTTCATGTACTCTTTTTGAAACCTGCGCTCTCCAATGAATTCGCGCATCTTTTTTATTTCATCCGGAGTATAATTCTCAGCCCAGCTTGGCCGGCCTTTTTTATCCAGGGCATTTACAATTGTGTGATAAATTCCAGGTCTTTCGGCATAGCGGCTCAATATGCTGTCCTTCCCGATTCGGTTGCCAACCATTGCCAACCTTCCGCGGCCCATAGCCATGGTTCCGATCAACGCAGTTAACAGCCATTCGAGCGCATCTCCCACGCGCTTAGGATTGCGGACAAGCTCATCGTCATCAATATCGTCAGGCACAATATAGTCAGGGCGCTTGCCTCTATCCTTCAATCCCCTGGGGCTCTGACCACGACCAAGCGCAATAAAGAAGCACCCATCTGTTGTATGAAACTCACCTTCAGTCCAGCTACCTGATTTTACCTGAACCCCGAAGTCTTTAATAAATGCCATGTTGTACTGAAGCTCAGCCTGGAGATCGCTTAATAATCGGATAGCCATATCTGCCGACTTACTAACGAGCACCATAACATTAATTTCCCGGGGCTGCTGTATTTTCAGCCATAGTGGAATGAGCAGACTAATGTGCGAGCTTTTTGCGTGACCTCTGGCCCACTCAAAAAGCGCTCTTGTATCTTTATGCTTCAGCAGGTATTCAGCTGCCTCAATCTGAAACTTACCGCACTTCTTTGTAGCCAGGTGCGGGAAATAGGTTTCAACAAAAAACTGGTAATCTTTCCTGGCACGCTCAATGCGGCGGGTTTTATCAGACTCGCTTTCAGGGAAAGAAAAATCCTTGGAGCTGATCCATTGCACCCGGTCAACCCAGCGGTTCCAAAGCTCCTTGTTATTTCTGTAGTTTGCCATTGCCGAGCCGGTATTGAATGTAACTGTCCTGAAGCCTGGTTGCGAGCTTTATAAATTCATCGGTAATATCCCGGTTGTTGCTCCGCTCGCGCATCAGGTAATCCTGAAAGTCCATAAAGGTATTGATGTCGTCATCAACAGTATTATGGGTCTTTAGCGTTTTGAGCTGGGCCACAGCTTTTGCAAATGCATCGGCGCTAAAGTTCTCACGGTTATCAAGCATATCGCTGATCACCCTTAGCGACTTTTGAACCAGGTCATCAATGCTGATTGTGCGTGAGGCTCTCTTTGACTCCCAGTTGCCCGACTCCTTCCAGCTCTGCACGGTTGGCGCCGAAATCTTTACACGCGTACAGATTTCATTTTGCGCGACCCCCTGCATGAATAGCATGTAAGCATATTCATATTGCTCCGGGTTCCTTGCCTTCACCTGTTTAAGTTTTGCCATAAATTGCTTTATTGATGTGCAAAATTGAACTTTAAGGCGGGCAAATAATAATTATCATCCAAATGTTTGAGGGATGTATGTAACAGTTGTACAGATATTTGGAACGGACTGACGCGCGAGATAGCTTTGCGGTTCCTAAATGACTTCAAATGCCAGCTTTTGTCTTAAATAATGAAAACACAGTAACCGCGCACGGGTTCGCAATACTTAACCAGGGCGGCAACTTTGACCGGTTCAGGGAAAACCCTGTAATGCTCGACTCGCATCAGAACACCAGTGTAATGAGCGTAATCGGCAGATGGGCTAACCTGGCTATCAACGGCGCCTCATTGCAGGCCGATCCTGAATTTGATATGGAAGATCCGGACGCCGCTAAAATTGCTGGAAAGGTCGATAGAGGCTTTGTAAAAGGTGCATCGATGGGCATTATCATCAATGATGCTGAAATGCGCGAAATTGTTGGCATGGGCTACATACCCGTTGTCACAAAGTGGGAGCTTCTCGAAGCTTCGCCGGTTGGCGTGCCATCAAACAAAGCGGCCCTTCGCCTTTATACTTCAGACGGTAAGACTATACTGAAGGCAGATGAAATCAAACTTTCGCTAGAGAGTATCTTAAACCAAAAACAAACCACAGTGGAAAAAATCACGTTGTCGGTTGAGGCTGCAAAAGCGCTCAACATTTCAAAAGACCCGGAAGTTGCTGATCTCAATGCAGCAATCATGGAGCTGAGCGCAACTGCACTCGCATCCAAAACCGCCCAGGAAAAAGCGGAAAACGACCTTAAGGTTCATCTTGCTAAACAGGCTGATGAACTTGTAACGCTGGCAGTTACTGAGGGCAAAATTACAGCTGACAAAAAAGAAAGCTTTGTAAAACTTGCCACCAGTGATTACAAACAGGCTAAAGACCTTCTTGACGCCCTGCCAGGCAAACAGACCTTCAGCGATAAGACCAAACCCGCAGGTGGTGGCAAAGCCCCCGTCGATCGTGAGGGATGGGATTACATGCGTTTCTTGAAAGAAGCCCCTACCGAGCTCACAGCAATGGAGACAACAGACCCTGAGCGGTTCAAACAGCTCAAAGCCGATTACAAACCCAAGTACTAACCAACATTTTCACAAACCAATGAAAAAACAATTCAATTTAAGTAACTTCATGTTCAACATGGTTGTTGCTCTTTTATTTGCAGGCTTCTCCGGCTTCTCGATCTTGCCAGTAATGGCCGCTTCAGCTGTCGGAGGGACAATGCTTTCAGCAATGAAGTCAAGCCCTGGTCTGCTTTTCGCCGGAATTCAAAAAGAAATCTGGACTGACGTCCTGATGGAAGGGTTCTATCCTAATGGCGATTTTCTGAACTGGTCGAAAGACATGAGCGAACTGGTAGAATTCAATACCATTAATCTCGCTGAAGCCGGAGTTGATCCGAATTTGCTGATCGATAACGCAATTTACCCTATTAACGCTGCCACCCGCACCGATGTTCCCCTCGCGCTTGTTTTGCGTACCCTTGACACAGATTCAACTATAGTTCGAAACCTGGAGAAAATGGAAGTGTCCTACAACAAAATGGAGTCAGTTGTACGTGGGCATCGTAACACGCTAAGAAAAGGTTCAATCCAGCTTGCCGCACATTTTTGGGCACCAACACAGAACGGAGCATTTACGCCAGTACTGACTGCCACAGGAGCACTTGTTAACGGAAGGCGACTGCTAACCTTCGAGGACATTCTGCTGTTAAGAGCCGCACTTGTGAATCTTGATGTTGACATGTCTTCAATGGCTATGATGCTGAACCCACTACATGAGGCCGATTTGCTGGCCGCTGATATGAAACTTTACAAGGAGATAATTGCTTCAGGTATGGTTTTCGGATTCAAGCTGTTTACCAACTCACAAACCCCACGTTGGAATGCCGCAACCGGTGTTAAGGTACCATTCCAGGCCGCACCGGCAGGAACTGACACACAGGCTTCAATTGTCTGGTCACGCGATGAGGTAATGAAAGCCGACGGTTCAGTTGCAGTGTTTGCAAAATATAACGATCCCGACCAGAAGGGTGATGTTATCAACTTCCAGAAACGCTTCCTTGCGTTGCCTTTCAGGAATAAATTACAGGCTGCAATTTACTCACCACAGGTATAACAAAAATTTTTGACAGACTAAAAACCGTGCGCTTCGGTGCACGGTTTTTTCAAACCAACCACAAATGGCACAGCTGATTCAATTCCTGATCATTCATTGCACCGCAACCCCTGAAGGCAGGGAAGTAAGCGGTGCGGATATTCGCCGTATGCACCTCACACCAAAGCCCGCCGGCAGAGGTTGGAGGCAGGTAGGCTATACAGATATGTATCATTTAGACGGCAAGGTAGAACGCCTGGTAAAAAATAATGAGGATGCCTATGTGGACGGTTGGGAAATTACCAACGGCGCAACTGGTACCAATTCGGTTGCACGCCATATTGTTTATGCCGGCGGCGTTGCTAAAGATGGCGTGACCGCAAAAGACACCCGTACACCAGGGCAGCGCGAGTCTCTGAAAAGAGATGTCCTTGACTTTATTAAACGCTTTCCGCATGTTAAGGTGGCCGGTCACTATCAGTTTGCAAATAAAGCTTGCCCTTCATTTAATGTTCCGGCCTGGTGTCGTGAAATTGGAGTTCCCCAGAAAAACATCAAATAAATGAGCGTACTCGAAATAGCCCTTGCAATAATCAATCTGGCCTTTGGTACCGGAATTATAGTAACTCTATTGACCCTGAAGCAAACAAGGCGCAAAGCCACCACAGAGGTTGAAAAAGGCAATGTTGAGCTAGTAACAGCATCGGTAAATGAAATGCTGCAATCGGTCAACAGCCTGCTTACGCAGAATAAAGAACTTGTTCAGGAGGTGCTTGTCCGGAATGAAGAAAACGCCGAGCTAAAAAAAAAATGGGAGGTTGTCTCCCGGAAACTGGACAGAATGCAGAAAGCGATCAGGGATGTTCTTGTGGCCCTTGAAAAGCTTGATATTGATGAATCACTTTTGAACCCATTAAGGGAGGAGATAAAATGAAGCTGTACATAATTGCCCTGTTACTCATATTCACCGGCTGCGTTTCCGAAAGGAGATGCAATTCAAAATTCCCGCCGGCAACTGCCTCATCGGACAGTACTAACAGCACGGCCAATACTTATGACAGCGACAGCACATTTTTTACCAAACGGGCCGGAGACAGCTCCTGGATAAAATTGTACATAGAATGCAACGAGCACGGCCAGGCATTGATCCGCCAGGTTGAAGGATACAAAGCCGGGCAAAAGGTAGGCATACCCACGGTTACAATCACTGGTAACACTCTTACCGCAAAATGCGAGGTTGATTCCCTGGAGGTTTACAACCGCATTAAAAAGGCCTTTAAAACAGAAATAACATACCGCGATCGCAAGGTTAAGGAAACAAAATACATCAACCAGCTTACCACTTCCCAGCGCAGACAGATAACCGGTTTTTGGATTATAAGCTCGCTGCTGATTATAATTCTCTCATTGTACATTAAACGACAATTTTTCTCATGAGCACAAAGAAAAGACCAGCCGCAAAAACGGCCCCGGAAAAGGCTCCGGAAGTTAAAGCCCCAAAAGTTGAGGCAGCTGTAGCTGAAGCACCCGAAACCGAGGTTCCGGAAGCTCCCGAAGCTCCGGAAACCCAGGCTCCCGAAGTTGAAGCACCGGAAGCTCCAGAAGCTGAGGCACCCGAAACCAGCGCACCCGAAACCAAAGCCCCTGAGGCAAAGGATTCCCTGGAGAGCCGCGCAAAAGATGTTTTCGGGATGTATCCAAATATTAAGGAATGCTACTTTACCAAGGATGGCGTTGCCTTTACTGAATCGCAACATGCTAGAATACATGGCGAAACGCTTAATGATTCACGAGTCACCACAATTTTAAAATCGGAGGTTTAATAATGTTACCACGAGTCAGGATATTGTTCGCCAATGGAGCGCTGGGGCAGGTTGCCGCCAGTGCAGATGGCGTTTTTGCCCTGCTTACAACAGCCAATCCGGTTGTGGGTAAGCTTGTACTACTCACCACCTATGTGGTTAGATCACTGGATCAGGCTGTGACCGATCTCGGCATTACCCAGGAAAACAACCCCGGGCTGCTTAAGGCCCTTACCGAATTTTACAGTGTGGCACCTTCGGGTACCGAGCTCTGGTTACGCTGCTATGCAGACACCGTTACTTTGACAAACATGGCAACGCTGAGTTTTGCAGGCGGTTTGCAGTCTCTGTTTAACGAGGCAAAAGGACGCCTCAGGGGCGTATTTATTCACCGCACACCCGCGGCAGGTTACGAGCCTGTTGTAGCTGACGGAATCGACGCTGACAGCATCGCCGCCAGTGCAGCCGCTCAGCTCACAGCCGCATGGACTGCTGAAACTTTGAAAGCTCCGGCATTCATCATTGTTTCCGGACTTCATTACCAGGGCAACCCGGTCACGCTGCCTGATCTCACCATAGGATCACTCAACAGGGTAGGAATTATGATTGGCGATACAGCCTCCGGAAACGGTTGCGCTATTGGTGTACTTGCCGGTCGCCTTGCTTCCATCCCCGTGCAGCGGAATATTGGCCGCGTAAAAGACGGCCCGGTCGTAACGCTTTCTCATGCTTACATGGGCGCCGTTAAGGTTGAGACCGCAGATGTTACCAGCGTTCACGACAAAGGATACATCACCCTGCGCACCCACATTAACCGCGCTGGTTATTTCTTCAGCGATGATCCGCTTGCAACCCTGCCCACCGATGATTACAATCACATCACAGCCCGTCGCACAGTTGATAAAGCCTACAGGCTTGCATACGATGCCTGCTTGAGCGAGCTGCTTGAGGAGATTCCTATTAACGATGCCGGACAGGTAAGCGTTGCATACGCAAAAAGCCTTGAGACTCTCGTAGAAAATGCAATTGTCTCGAGCATGACATCAAACAACGAGTTGGGCAATGACCCGGCTAACCAAAACGATACCGGCGTGCAATGCATCGTTGATACAACTCAGAATATCGTATCAACCGGCAACCTGAAAGTTGGACTTCGTATAAAGCCTTTCGGCTATAACAGATACTTAGATGTTGAACTCGGTTTTAAAACCATTAGCCAGTAAGGAGACACACAAATGTTTGATTCAAGACAATACGAATTTGCAGACTTGACCCTTGCCATTGGTGGCAGGGATTTAACCGGTTTCCGCGGTTTAAAATACAGCTCAAAGCAGGAGAAGGAGCCCGTGTATGGCAAGGGCAATCAGCCTCAGCACATCCAAAAAGGCAACATTAGCCATGAAGGTGAAATTACCTGCCTTCAGAGCGAGTTGGAGACACTTCGCGCCGCCGGCGGTGGCAGCATACTTGGCCTTCGCCTTGATGGCGTTGCCTGCTACGGCAATCCGTCCAACGGTGATGTGCTTATCGTTGACAAGCTTCGCGGTATTGAATTTACCGAGGACGCAAAGGAACTGAAACAAGGAGACAAGTTTATGGAGGTTACCCTACCGTTTATTTGCCTTCGCATTGAAAATCAAAAACCTTAATTAAAATGCGAGAATTAAAAGGACAGGCCACGCCTGAACAAATCGAAGCCTGGAAGAAAGCTCATGGCGATGTAAGGGCAGTAACAGTTGACGGCCATATTGGCTACCTGAAAAAACCAGATCGCAGGACTTTGTCTTTTGCAAGCTCCGTTGGCACAAAAGACCCGGTGAAGTTTAACGAGGTGCTGTTGAATAACTGCTGGCTCGGAGGCTCTGAGGAAATCAAGACAGATGACGCACTGTTTTTTGGCGTGTCAGCTGTACTGGGCGAACTCATCGAAGTTAAAGAAGCCGAACTGGTAAAGCTGTAGAGGCTGCCGGAGTATCAGAAACGGACTATGTGCGTGTAGTAAATGCCCAGCTAAATTATTACATGCACATACCCGACCCTGACAGCCTTAGCGACGAGCAGTGGGCTATGAAGTTCCGGGAACTTGAGTGGGTAAGAAAAAAAGAGCGGGAAGCAAATAACAAAAATTAAACTTCAACAATGGACGAGCAGGTTAAGTACGTTATAACATTTACCGGGAACGCAGCTGACACAGCCGCGAAGATCACCAGTAAAGTTGACGGGCTTAACAAAGCTACGGGAAATGCCTCCAAATTGTTTGCCGGCCTCTCAGGTAAGATCATTGTATTTAATCAACTTTCGCAATCACTCCAGGGGCTGAATCAGTCACTGATGGCCGGGGCAAAACCCGGCCTTGATTTTAATAAGTCAATGGCCGAGCTCGAGGCAATTACCGGCCTCGGTTCTGACAAGCTTAATGAGATTGAAGCCAGCGCCCGTAAAGCATCAACCACATTTGGTGGTAGTGCCGCAAAAAGCGTGGAAAGCTATAAGCTTATACTTTCGCAGTTAGGCCCCGAAATAGCCAACGTACCTTCCGCGCTCGCATCAATGGGCGATTCAGTTGCAAAGTTGTCTAAGACAATGGACAATGATGCTGTTGCCGCTACTGAGGTTCTAACCACGGCAATGAATCAATACCAGGTTTCCCTGGCTGATCCCACTGAGGCCAGCCGCAAAATGGCCGAAATGATGAATATCATGTCGGCAGCGGCTAAAGTCGGAAGCGCTGAACTACCCGCAATAAAATCAGCTCTCGAAAATTCAGGTATGGCCGCAAAGATGGCCGGCGTTTCATTTGCCGAATTAAATGCAGGTATTCAGGTTCTTGACAAGGCAGGCAAAAAAGGAGCTGAAGGCGGCGTGGCAATCAGGAATGCACTCAGCATTTTAAGCCAGGGCCGTTTCATGCCCAAAAAAACTGCCGATGCACTCAAAGCCGCGGGTATCGACATTGTTGGGCTTGGCGATAAGAGTAAGACTTTTGCCGAGCGCTTACGGATGCTCCAGCCAATCATGAACGATACTGCTTTGATAGGTGAGATATTTGGCCGCGAAAACGCCAATGCCGGTACCGCACTCATCGCGGGTATTGACACAATGGAGGCCTACACAAAGCAAATACAGGGCACCAACTCAGCAACCGAGCAGGCCAACATAATCATGGCCAGCAAGGCAGAGATGCTTGAGCGGGTTAGGGCTAAGGCTGACAACTTCAGAATATCAATTTTTAATGTAACCGGCTCAATGCTTCCATACATGGAAGTTATGATGCAAACACTTGAGCCGGTCTCGCAGATGATCCCGTTAATGTCAGCTCTCGCCCAGGGAATTGCATTTGTTACCAGTGCCCAAAAGATGAAATCCCTGTGGGACGGCATTACAACCGCCTCCACGCTTGTTTTAACCGGCGCCACCTGGCTTTTAAATGCTGCCCTGGCTATGAACCCGATAGTGTGGATTGTTGCCGGAATTGTGGCTCTTGTTGCCGTTTTGGTATTAGCCTGGCAAAAAATAGGATGGTTCCGGGGCGCAATACTTGCAGCCTGGGAAACCATTAAACAATTCGGAACAATACTCAAGGACTTTGTAATCGACAGAATAAAAGGGCTGCTCAGCGGAATAGCCGGCATCGGCAGCGCCCTGGTTAAACTATTCAAAGGCGACTTTGCCGGCGCCTGGGATTCTGCAAAAAATGCTGTTGGCGATCTGGTGGGCGCCGATGCAGTTAAAAAAGCAATCGGAAGCGCTAAAGATGCTGGAGTGAAAATCGGCGCAGCGTATCAGGATGGCGTTAAGCAGGTTGCAGATAAGAAAGTAAACGCCTCCGGAAGCCAGCCGGCAAAAATAACGGCACCCGGTGTGCCAGGTTCTGAAATTAATCCGGCAGGCGCAGCAGCTCCAGCCGGGGGAGTCATTCCCGAGGCATCAGGCAACATCGCTTCAGGTGGTACCCGAAATACTGAAATTCACATAACGCTTAAAAATTTGGTTGAAAAGATTGTATTTGAAGGGGGCCTGAAGGAAAGCGCTGAGGATGCTGAGCGCAAATTAACTGAAATCATGTTGAGAGTATTAAACAGTGCTTACAGTACCAACTAATGCAAAACAATAGAGTAATTGCACCGGGTTTCAATCTGCCTCCTATCCTTTTTAAGGATAAGGTGGTGATCATTAACAGCACCAACAATTCGGCGCTTGAGTTTTCCGGCCAGTCAGCGGGCAATTTGGTTGTTACAAGGCAGTTCCCTTTGACATTCAAAGTTGCCGGTTTCCCTGATTTTACTTTCCCCATTGACCCGCTTGTATCGCTGAGCTTTAAGAATGTAATCAGCCGCCGCACAGTTGCTAAAGGTAATAAGCGTGGCACTATCAAAGAGCGGTTTACAAGCGATGATGTTGAGATTATAATCAGCGGCGTGTTCATATCAAATGATGAAAATTACCCTGAAGAGGTTGACAAGCTCAGGGAATATTGCGAGGTTCCAATAGCTATAAAAGTGGATTGCACGCTGATTAATAACCGTGGCATTGATAGCATCGTAATTGATGCATTTGATCTGCCGGCAACATCAGGTGTAAACAACCAGGCATTTCAGATCAGGGCTTATTCTGATGATGTTTATAACCTCCTAATCAAAGTATAATGTTTAACATGACCTGGAACATAACAATTGGCAAGTATCGGCTTACAATGCTCGAGAGCGTTGAGGTTACGCGCTCGGTTGAAAAGCTGAGTGATACTGCAATTATTACGCTTCCTGGCTATTGCTTCAACAGAGCTATTGAGGTAGAAGAAATGATTAAGCGCTCAGACAAGGTATTGATTGAGCTGGGTTATGATAATAACCTGATACCCGAATTCGAAGGCTACCTTGACAGAATTTCAACCGACGGCGGAAGCATAACCCTGCACTGCGAAGACTCATTATTCACGCTTAAAAAGGCAATACCTGACAAGGAGCTCAAGAACCCTGATGTTTCGGATATCCTGAAATATATCCTGTCAGGCTCAAATATTACTCTCGAGTGTGATTACTCATTCAAATATGACAAGTACATCATCAAAGGCGAAACGGCTTATCAGGTACTGAAGAAAATTCAGGAGGAGATTAAAGCTAACATTTACCTCAAGGGAAATGTGCTTCATGTGCACCCGCAATACTCCGAAGTATTTGGCGAGTCCGTTTACTCATTCCAGGAGAATATTGAAAGCAGCGATCTTGAGTATATGAAATCTGAAGATCGCCTATTTGAAGTTACTGTTGAGGGCAAGGGTAAAGACGGCAAGGTAATCCGCGAGACAGTGGGTAAAAAAGGCGGCGACTCTGTTACAATCAAAATTGATGGCGTGAGCGACCGGGCCACACTGCGCAACCTGGCAAACGAGCAGCTGAAGGTAAAAAGTTACACAGGCTACTCGGGATCATTCACCGGCTGGCTTATTCCTTTTTGTGATGCCGGGTATAAGGTTTACTTAAAAGACCTGGATTATGAATATAAATCAGGCTCTTATTATGTGCTTGAGGTGGTGGTAAAATTCAGCGCTTCAGGCGGAGTAAGGACTGTTAAAATTGGTAAAAAGTTATGAGCAACGCCAGGGAAATAAGAGAAGCACTTATTAAGATAATTGGAGCTCCTGATGCCTCGGCGTTCACCGCTGAAGTTGTATCATCAACTGATACTGACTGCACCGTAAAGCTTGCCGATCTTGAAATTTCAGGCGTTAAGTTATTCAGCATCGGAGCCCCGGGCAAAAATACCATAAAGCCTGCAAAGGGTAGTATGGTTACAGTACTTGACCTGAGCAACGGAAAGCTGCGCGACCTGGTTCTTATTAAAGTTGATGAGCCCGAATTTATGAAGTTTGATCTTGACGGATTGGTATTGGAGCTTAACGCGAAAACCGGGAAAATTGATGTAAGCTCAGGCCGGGTAAGCCTGAAAGGTCTTTTTGACTCACTTGCCACAATACTTACCACGCTGAAGGTTGCAGTTCTGGCACCCAATGCACCCAGCGGAACAATTACACCCGACACGCTTACCCTTGTAAATAAGTTTAAAACCGATTTTAAAGCCCTTTTAAAATGATTGTAAAGCGTGACATAATGATCGGTGAAGATTACGACCTGCTAATTGAAGGCGGCGACTTTGTTGTTGGTGACTGCCTAAATCAACAGGTTGCTTTGTTGCTGCTTGCATCACCGGGCGATATAAGACGCGCACCGGAACACGGGGTCGGGCTTTCTGAATATTTGCTCGAGGAGGACAATAACGAGCTGAACGGCGCAATCAGGCTACAACTCAAAATGGATAACCTGAAGCTGCGTAAAATGGAGATTACAAAAACTAAATTAACGGTTGACGCTGAACATGCAGGCAATTAAACTAGTACCGGTATTAGCCGGACAGAATATTTGGGATATAGCCCAGCAGGAGTACGGAAGCGCTGAAGGCGTTATCCTGATTTTGCAGGCTAACCCAGAGCTGAGCGTTACCGATGAGCTTGCACCGGGCCGCGTGCTAAATATCTGGACTGAAAAGGCAATACAAACGCTTAGCGAAATCATTTCTGTACAACCGTTCGGAAGCCAGCTGCATTCATTACTTCAGGCATGGGCGCTGCTGATTGTCAATAATAACGTTACGGTCAACCCTCCGCCACCTCCTCCGCCGGCATCAGATGCTATTGTAATTCCACGTTTGAAACTTGAAAGCGGACTTTTAGAGCACCCACTTCAAAACCGTCCACGCAGAGACTCAATAAGGTGCTGGTGGGAAAGCCATAACCCCCGTTTCCTTGATTATAACCCCGAGGTCTGGCTATTCAAGCGCAGGAGCTATAGTAAACGTAAGTTGAGAAACGAGGAGCTTGGGAGTGAGATTTTGCATAGCGGCTTCGACAATCCTGCCCAATGGGATTGCGGTGAAAATGTCAACATAAATGAGGGATCAATGCATTTTGACGATGCGGCTGATGGAAGCACTGGAACCAGGATAGATGCTAACTTTTTTCGCTATCGCTATTATGAGGTTGCCTTTGAAATAAAATCATACGTCTCCGGCGGCGTAATAATGACTTTCGGCAACGCCGTGGGCGAGCTGAGGAGCGATGATGGGATTTATAGCGCAAGGGTCAAAGCTACAAATTTCGACCCTGAGCTGGTTTTTACCGCCTCAGGTACCACACAGCTAAGAATCACAAATGTTTCGGTAAAGCAGTATATTAGGTTTTTTGACAATACCCTTAAAAAACGATGGGCACACGAACCTCACTTGAATGGGATCAAGTATCCAGGCTTTAATTTTTACACTGGAGAAACATCCAGCGAGGTAACAGAACTTGCGGCGACAGGTAGGCATACTGAATTTCCGTTAACCGCCCTTGCGACCCGACAAAAAATGGTTTTACCGCTAAATCAGTACGAGTATTTTCATGCGCAAAGCATATCGCAAAACAGAAGGGTATTACTTTCTGATGAAATTGACCTTTCGGATTGCCATGACCTCAAATGCGCGGGTAAACAAAATTTATCAACCAGTTTCAGGATTGCAATTGTAATCGACAATCCTGACAGCACCAGCCAGGTTAAAAAAATAATCGGCGATCTAAGCGACGAGTTTTGGATCAGAACGAAAGTATCGCTTTCGCCAACTGCATCAATTAACTCGGTTTTATTCAGGTACAGGTATAACGCAGTAATTTCAAAATGGACAACGTACTAAAAATATGGTTAGGGCTACCAAGCAGATGGGAGTAGCCCCTCGCGGGCTGAACGTCATTATTGCCTTCTTCGTAGGGCAAGCCTTCGGGCTTAGGATTGGAGTCCTGACCTTTTTTTTAAAAAATACAACACAATGGCAAGAAGTATAGAAACAATTTACAGCCTCATCATCGCACAAAAAGAGGCAACCCCTGAGCTGAACGCGCTTGATAGCACTTCAGTAACCTCAATTTATAGGATGTGGGCTTGGGTGACAGCCGCTGTGCTGTTTACGGTTGAAAGCATGTTTGACCTTTTCCGGTTCGAAATTACTACGCTCCTGGAAACTCTCAAGCCTGGAACACTGCTATGGTATCAGGCGATGTGTAAGGCGTTTCAATATGGCGATGCGCTTGTGTGGGAAAATGGTAAATATGGCTACCCAGCTATTAATGAGGCCGCATTAATTGTAAAACAGTGCTCAGTAAGCGAGGGCGAACGCGGGCTGGTTGTAAAAATAGCCACCGAGGTTGCCGGGGAGCTTGAGCCGCTTTCTTCACCTCAGGAGTCGTCATTTACTGCTTACCTCCAGCGCCGGAAATATGCCGGCACAAAAGTTTCAATCGTTAACAGCGCCGCCAACAAACTGAGAATTGACGGAGCTATATTTTACGATCCACTTATCATCGCTTCAAACGGAGTTGATATTTCTTCAGGACTGCGTACTGTTGACCTTGCAATTCAAAACTATTTGAGGTCACTGCCCTTTAATGGCCGGTTGAAAATAACCGCAATTGTTGACGCGATTCAATCGGTTGAAGGGGTTTATGACGTTTCCGTTACGGCTCAGCATCAATACGGCGTGGCCGCTTATTCAAGCATCCCGGTGTCACATATACCCGAATCGGGGTACTTTAAAATCGATGCGGCTTACCCGCTTAGCTCAACCTTAAATTACCAGGCGAATGTTTAATATCAATTTTCATACGCTGATTGATGACTTGCTGCCCTGGTTCCTGACCAAGCCGGTCATGCTCGCCTGGCTTCAGGCGCTTTTAAGCCCGGTTGTCTCGCTTTATGATAGTTTCCTTAGCCTGCGCGATGTGAAGCTATACGAGGCGCGATATAACGGCCAGGTTGCGGAGCTTGAGTATGTGCTCAATGACTTTTACTATGCTGATGGAACCACCAGCCTAATTTATATTGAGGACAATACCGAGAGCGGGGAAATTTACCTGTACAACATTTCAGAAAACGAGGAGGAGACCTACATTTATAACCTTGACGAAACCACAGAACCTGAGGTTTTCATATTCAACTCCAGCGAAGCCGCCGGCACTTCAGACTTCACAATATTTGTTCCAGGCACACTCGTTTATGACACTGATTACCTTTCGAGCCTCGTAAGAAAATACAAAATTGCAGGCCCAACATTCACAATTCAACATTATTGAAATGAACAAACTACTAACTAATTACAATCGCGGTTTCTCACTTAAATCAAACGACCTACGCTGGGTAGATGACTCGGTAAGGCTTGCAATAGCAGACCTTTGCAAAGGGCTTGGAATAAGCGGCCCAGTGATTTTGTGGGGATGCAACGTAACGTACTCCGGAACCACGGCAACGGTCACTGAAGGCGCCATATTCTTTCAGGATGAGGTTTGGCATGTTTCAGCGCACACCTTCACGGTTACCGACCCGGTCGGCTCGCCGGTGTGGGCTTTTGTATTAACCTACCACCCTGATGGCGCAAAGCTCGATAAGGACTTAGCTCCACATCAAACATATCAGATCAGGCGTGCTGTAGGTGCGCAGGTTGGTATTCCTTTCCCGGCTGAAACAATAGACTTTGCCGACGTTCCCAGGCTTGACAATAACTACTCAACAGCGGCACTATCTATTGAGTCGGGTATAACTGCCATCGGCGACTCAACAGTCATAAAATCGGGCAGACTGGCATTCATTGAAGTTTCAGTTCGTGTAAATGTCAGCTCAGCTGATAATACATTGATAGCTACAATTCCGGCGGGATATCGCCCGGGCAGAACAATACGAGGCGTGTGCATGATGGCGGCGGCAACCGCAACATCGAAAGTAATCGCGTCATGGTTTATTACCGATGCCGGCCTCGTATATATCGACAGAATGGGCACCGACACCGGGTCGTGGAATATTCACTTCAGCAGCGAATTGTTCAGAATCGTTTAACCTTTTAACCAAAAAACACATGACAACTATTTCATCAGATTCCACATGGCTGCGGGTTGGCACAGTATCAGTTCGCAAAGAAAACATATTGTTTCTTGACCGCGATCAATCAAAGGTTTACATCATCCTTTCAGGCCGCACCTTTGGCAGCATGCGCGATGACAATAACATCAGCATCCCATTTGCTCAGGCTCAAGTAGCCGATCATGATCCTTTTACCAGCGCTGAAGAATTGCAGCTTCACATAGAAACTATGTAAGGCGTATGGTAATAGCAAACGCCGGGGCCTACCTCCGAATCGGGGGCGTCTCAATAAACAAACGAAAAATCAAGCTAGTGCGTAGTCAGGGCAATAATGTCCTGATCAACGTTAATAGCCGCGAAAAAGAGCACCACCCGGGCAACGTCATTGCAATTGATTACCGGGAGGTGACAGAACCGCAGACTTTTGCAAGCGTTGGTGAGCTGGAGGAGTGGGTTCTTGTTAATACAATACAGGAGTCCGGCGACCTATTAATCGTCGGCGAGGAGTCATCCTACTTTCCGCACCGCAATTCATACGGGCTTGTCGGAGTAATAACCACGCGCTCGAAGCTTACGAGCGTGCTCGTTGAATATGGCTACGGCGACTTTGCAAACACAATTCACCTTGACCAGGTTCCGGCAGGTGACTCAACGGCGGTGCGTACTGCAATTTTACCGCGTACAAAGCCCGGGAGGCTGCAATGGCGCTATGTGGTTAGCGATTCATCAGGCAGCACTCAGGGCGAAACTCAATACATTAATATTCACGCCGGGACAAAGCTGGTTGATATTATATATCAATCCCCGGTACTGGCCGGAAACACCTATTATATAGACCCCTCAGCTGCTGTTAATGGTACCGGAACTGAGGCCAGCCCCTTCAATACCTGGGTGTCTATTGCTAATTTGGGAGGCAACCACACATACCTTCAGAAGTATGGTACCGTGTATGATCCTGATGTTGCAATAACCAATTTACGTAACGTAAACGGAATTTGTAAGCTCGGGGCATATGGCGATGCAAGCCTGGGCCGCCCGCGCATAATTGCGCGCGGTAACGTTGTCAGGCTCCTTGAGGTTCAGTATAGAATCATAATCGAAAACATCGACTTTGAGGGAACCTTCAAAGATGCCAATGGCCTTTTTGTGGGAAGCGGAATAAGAATCAGGAACGGCGCCGGAAGCGTAATTTATAACTGCGCTTTTCATGGCTTTGGGATGGGTATAACCACAAACCCGGTATCAAGCGTAAACGGCGCATTTTGGAGCGGAGTTCGCGTTCTGAAAACTGATGTCTACGATTGCAGCCTGGACGGGATGTATTTTGACGATACAACGGAGGTTGAGGTTGGACACTGCTATATTCACAGGGTGAACCTTGCCTACGCTTTTGATCAAAATGAAAACTTCAGCTCCGGCGACGGCATTCAGATTTCATTCACACAAATGGAGGCCACTAACCAGAGCCTGCGGCTTAAGATTTACAACAATACGATTGACCGCCGGAGTCACGGTAATAAATTCTGCCTGATTTTTGGCGCTGGTGGCTCCGGAACAATATCAAGAGATGCCTACGGAGAAATAATTGAAAATGAGTTTTTCATGCATTCAACCGCGGGCGGCGTGTACATGGATTTAACCAATAACACAAGCCTCTTTGTAAGAAACTATTTTGAGGGTGGAAGCTTCGGCATTCACAATCGCAGTGTTCCCGGTATTGACGTTTTCTCGAATATCTTTAAAGGGGTCGGCATTGGCCTTAGCAACGTTGCCGGCAGCGCCCGGATACATAACAATACCTTTGACGATTTCAATCATGGCTATTCAGCAACTACCGGCTATTCATATCAGGTTTTGAATAACGTATTCAGGAGTGCCAGGGCAGGAGCTAACGCAGTTTCGGGCGATGTAAGCACAGCAATTACAAGCAATTACAATCATTTTGAGGTTGCTAATGTTGCAATGGGTTATTCTACCCTCGCACTATGGCAGGCCGCATATGGTCAGGACGCTAACAGCGCATCCGGCGATCCGATGTTTACCGATGCCTCAAATTTCGACTACACTCCCGCCGCCGGAAGCCCGCTCGCTGATTCAGGCAGCCAGCTTTCATGGGCCGACTTTGACTTTGCCGGCAACTTCCTTGGCTCATCCGGGGCATTTGATAAGGGAGCAATTGAGCGTAATGGTTCAAGCTCCTTTGAAAATGAGTGGTACGGTGTTGAGTTTGATCAAACCGCCAGCGCGTCAACAATGACTCGCATTGGCAGGCTCGGGCTTCATGCCTCGCTTCCAATTCAGAGTAAAATGCAGAGATGCATTTTAAGCGCATCCGGCGTGGTTCAGTATTACCTCAACCCATCAAACTCATTGCTTAAAGCAGATGGCGCCGCCGCAGTTCTTGATGGCACAGATGGCCAGGTGATGGTTGAAATGCCAGAGTTTTATTATACGGTTGAGGCTGACGGCAATATCAGGCGCATCAAAATATCAAAATACCCAATTGCCGGATTTTCCCTTTCGGGAAAAATGTATCTGGGCGCATTTGAGGGTGCAGTTAAGCGCTCAACCTCTCAGCTCATGAGCGTAATTAACGCAACTGCTGACTTCCGTGGGGGCAATAATAACGCTGCATGGGATGTCCAGTCAAATAGCCTGCTTGGCAAACCGGCTACAGTAATCAGCCTTACAAACTTCCGTGCTTTTGCACGCAATAACGGCGCAAAGTGGTCAGCGAGATCATACCTTTCCCGCGCAAAGATGAACCTGCTCTACATGATTGAGTATGCTAACAGGCACGTTCAAGCTGCGTACAATGAAGCTTTGACCGCGCAGGGATATCGGCAGGGCGGGCTTGGCGATGGCGTTTCAAACGTTAATTCCACAAACTGGAATACCTTTTCAGGATACTACCCATTTGTCCCGTGTGGCCGTACTGTCAGCCTTGGCAATAAGTCAGGCTTTGTTAACTATGTGGTAGCAGGCTTTACGGGTGGCGATATCACAGTCCCGGTTCCATCCTACCGGGGAGTCGAGCAGCCTTATGGTCACATTTGGGAATGGGAAGACGGAATTCTTTACAATATACAGGCCAATGACGCCGGGGCCCAGTCTCAAATATTTATTTGTGATAATCCCGCAAATTATGCCGATGTACTCACAAATTACAGGCAGGTTGGCTTGCTCCCCCGAAACGAAGGTTATATAACCAGGTGCCTATTGGATGAGGGCCTTACAATTCCTTCAGAGGCAACCGGCGGCAGCTCAACAACGCGCTACTCAGATTATTTCTATACATCTATTCCCGCTTCAGGTAGTAGCATCCGTGGGTCTCTGGTGTCTGCGCATGCGCTTGCTGGTGCGCCTGCGGGCCTCTTTTACCTGGTTACGAATTACGCTCCGTCGAATACGCTTGCGTACATCGGGTCTCGGCCTTGCTTCATTCCGTAACACGGCCAGCGCAGCGCGAACCGCCGGAGGCCGGAAAACGGAGCACCGGGCGATTTTAGTTCTTTGATTAAGGTTGTATGTTGGTGTGGGTCTCTGGTGTCTGCGAATGCGAATAATGGTGCGAATGCGGGCCTCTTTTACCTGAATACGAATAACGCTCCGTCGAATACGAATGCGAACATCGGGTCTCAGCCATGCTATGAATTTTCCGCCAACATAAACCCTGCCTCTTGGCAAAAAATGACAAATTTAAACCGCTTTATGGTAGCCACACGGCGAAGTATAGCGGCTTAACAGAAGCAAAACTATGAAACGAATTACAAATCTGTACGAAACCCTTTGCAGCATGGATAACCTCATCCTGGCCGACGCTAACGCCCGCAAGGGAAAGCGCCGCCAATACGGAGTTATTAAGCATGACCGGGTTAAGGAGGATAACCTTCTTGCTTTGCAGCGTTCGTTAATAGATCGAAGCTTCCACACCTCAGAATATCACGTATTCAAAATCAATCATAACGGCAAGGAGCGCGAAATATATCGCCTACCTTACTTCCCCGACCGCATAGTTCACCATGCGGTTATGAACGTGGTTAAGCAAATATGGGTATCGGCTTTTACCCACGATACTTATAGTTGCATTGAGGGCAGAGGCATACACCAGGCGGTAAAGAAGGTTAAAGCTGCCCTGGTTAATGAGCCTGAAACAAGGTACTGCCTTAAACTCGATATAAGGAAGTATTACCCGTCAATAGATCATAACATACTTAAGGCTTTAATACGCCGTAAGATCAAAGATGATGGCGTTCTGTGGCTGCTCGATGAGATTATTGACAGCGCCCCCGGACTGCCTATCGGCAACTACCTCAGCCAGTACCTGGCTAACCTTTACCTTGCCTATTTTGACCATTATGTAAAGGAGGTGCTCAAGGTTAAATATTACTTCAGATACGCCGACGATATCGTTATTTTATCCTCCAGCAAAATTGATCTTCACGCCCTTTTCGCCAAAATTGAAAGTTACCTGAACAATAACCTAAATTTAACCGTAAAGAGCAACTACCAGATATTCCCGGTTTCGAGCCGCGGAATAGACTTTCTTGGCTACGTATTTTTTCACACCCACACGCTTTTGCGTAAATCAATCAAGCAAAGATTTGCCCGCAATGTTGCCCGCAAAGGCATAAGCGGCAATCTTTCAATAGCCGCCTACAACGGCTGGGCAATGCATTGCAATTCAAAAAACCTTCTTAAAAAACTTCTCAATGAGAACAAACGCGAAACATCTGCCGCCCAGGCTTCTTGACCTTGGCAACGGCCAATATCACTTTAACCACAGCCTGGAAAGCCTTACCGATGAAAACGGCCAGCCAGACTATTATTACGAGTCTGTGCTCGTAAACGGCGAGCCTACTTACAACCTTCTTGTAACCTCGATGATTGCTGATAAGTATTCAACCGCTCAGGAACTGGCACTGATCAATAACTTTAACGCTGATAAAGACGTTCAGGCTTATGTTGACTATCAGCGCTACAGGGAGCTTTGCAAGCTTGTTGCAACATCGCCAGCTTTACTTTTAAAGGCCGAGGTTGACGCGCTGTATTCAGCAACCGGGAAGATCAAAATCACGCTGCCAATTGTAAAGGTACTTGCGGGAGGTATCTACGCCGGGCTTGCTGATTTGCTCATGAAAAAGAAGGCAATATTTGCAAGCTCCGATACACATGTAACGGTTTGGGTGAGTTATTTGCTTGAGCAGCATCAGGCTCTGCTTGCCGCCGATCCGGAAGTCACAATCGAACTCTAATGAAAAGATTTTCCGACTTCAACGTCACGGCGCCGGAAAAGACGTTTGACGGCGAGAAGATTAAAATATTTAAGATTCTCAACCGTGAAATAAAGGTTCTGAACTACCGCATGGTAGATAGCAAGTTCAAACAAAGTCAGCAGAGGCTTGACCTACACATTGAGCTTGAGAACGTAAAGTATATTGTTTTTACGGGTTCTGTAAACCTTATAAAAATGATTACTCAAATAGACAAAGCAGACCTTCCGTTTTTAACGGTTATTGAAAAGGACGGGGAGTCCTTCAAGTTCACATAAGAAAAAGGAGGCCTCTGCCTCTTTGCGGCCTGTCCAGGGCCAACAAAATAAAGGTGCAGTAACACCACGGCAAAGGCCTATAAAGCCTTACTGGTGTTACTGCACCTTTTAATTTTTGGACATTGCAAAACTACTAAAAAAACAACTCATGAAAACAAAGAACTACAGCAGTGCCCCACTGCCTTTCCAAGGGCAAAAAAGAAGATTTGTAAAACAATTCATCGAAGTAATAAAAAAGAATCCTGGTAAAGTCTATGTCGATCTGTTTGGAGGCAGTGGATTATTGAGTCATGTTGCCAAGTCAATACATCCTGATGCCCGGGTGATTTTCAATGATTATGATAATTTCAGTCAAAGGCTCGCAAACATACCAAAAACAAACGTTTTACTGTCCGATCTTCGCGAATTGAATAAAGGCATTAATCCTGATGCAAAGCTAAGCGACAGCCAGCGAGAACGCCTCGTGAAGCGAATAAAACAAGAGAATGGCTTTGTTGACTATATTACACTTTCATCATCATTGCTGTTTGCAATGCAATATGTTAAATGCTTTGATGATCTAAGTAAGTCAACATTTTACAATAAGGTAAAAATGAGCGACTATAATGCTGATGCATATTTAAATGGGGTTGAGATAGTAAGGGATGATTACCGGAATGTTTATAGCGCATTCAAAGATCAACAGGGTGTTGTATTTCTGATTGACCCTCCCTACCTTTCAACTGATTGCACTTCATATGAAAACTACTGGAAGCTTAAGGATTACCTTGATGTAATGCTTTGCTTGTATGATAATTCTTATGTTTACTTCACCAGCAATAAAAGCAATATAGTTGAGCTATGCGAATGGATTGAAACTAACACTGGAGGTAAGAACCCTTTCAATGGCGCTGTTACTCAAACCATGAGTGTTTCACCAACCTACAACACTTCATACACTGATATGATGATTTACAAGTACGTTTAAACACTCTTTAAACCTTATTTAAATAGCTTTGCAAAACCATTGTGTGCGGGAAATATTTCTCACATTTGGTTTTGCAAAGTGTTACTTTTCGATTTTGCGATTATACTGAGCTGAATTATTATCACCGAAAGTCCAGTTTTTGACATCAAGATTATCCTCAATAACCAAAAGTTCGGTCCATTCATCTCTTGCATCAACAGCATTAAAATAACTGCTCACCACCATGGCGGGGGGCTGTCCGTCTGCTTTTTCGGGGCATAAGAAAATTACTCCGAACAGGATCAGAATAAAAAAATGATACAAATATCCCTTAAGGTTCAGAAAACCTTTATCCACAAATAAGAAATTGAAGATGATGTCGTTACCCGCATTTTCATCAACTGATTTCGCAACTTTTTGCCAGATCAGAAGCGCTGGCAGTGAATTGAAAACCAGCCTGAAAATCAAACGGGATGCAAATATACTTAAACTAATCAAAATAACGGATGAAGCGTAAAATAAAACCCCGGGGAGGCATAACGGGAAGTTTAACCATCGTAATATCCAATTTCCAACCTGCCCGACTAACCTCAACTAGGCATTCAATTTCCAATTTCTAAATTCTAATTTCCAATGAGTCGGTCAGGCAGTCTCCTTGTCCCCCTATCCCCTTGTCACCCC